AGCAAACTTGCCCGGAATTGTTATGGGTATAGAAGAACAACCAACAACTTTTGGTTTGCCTGTAAATATTCCTATAGGAAACTTTAGATTTGAAAATCTTCAAATAACATTTAAAGTTGATGAAAACATGAAAAACTGGCTGGAAATCTGGAATTGGATGCGAGGTAATGGTAATTTAGATTCGTCTTGCTCTGCTTTACCGTATTCTGGAACAAATACCACACTAAAAAAAACCACATCTAATGCAATGCTTTTATTGACTAATAGTTCGTATAAACCGAAATTAAAAGTTCAATTTAAACATCTATTTCCGGTAAGTTTATCTGGAATTATGTTTAGTTCTGTGTTGCCAGAATCTTCAGAAGTTGTTGCTACAGCACAATTTGCGTTCAGTGGTTACAGTATAGAATCTATTGTTTGATTCTTGATTTTTAATTTATTTGTCGTATAATACAATATGAATTTTGATGAACTTAAAACGATGATTAAAGAAGATTTGCAGATCGATGAGACCGCTCTGGATCGTGAATCCTCTGACACCCCGCAACTACACAATAAATATTTAACTTTTTATATGGACGAAAAACTTCGTTTAAAGAAGTTAAAAAGTGAACAAGCGGTTCTTCGTAAAAATAAATGGTTGTATTACACCGGACGGCTCAGTAAAGAAGAATTAGAACAATTTGGTTGGGAGCCGTTTGAACTAAACATTCTCAAAACTGAAGCAGATGAATTGATTGAAGGCGATCAAGAGTGGATCAAACTAGACGAAAAGATTGCTTTTCAACAAGAGAAAGTAGATTATTTAGAAAATGTAGTAAAAATAATAAACAATCGACAATGGCAAATTCGTGCCATGATAGACTGGTTGAAGTTTACCCAGGGAGCATAATTGGTAGATATAAAGATCACACAACCCGATGCGGTTAATTTAAAAATCGAGTGTGATCGTTCTTTAGCCAAAGAGCTAAACGGCTACTTTACGTTTACCGTTCCCAATTTTCAGTATACTCCAGCGTTTAAAAAGCGACTATGGGACGGAAAAATACGATTATTTAATCTGTATACCCAAACAATATACGCAGGATTAGTAGATCTTGTTGTTAAATTTGCAAAAGATCGGGGATACACTTGGGAGCACATTCCTGCTCCCTACAATACTCCAAATCCAGAAAAGGTCAAGGAGTTTATACGTAATTTACCCTTATCTGCTGGTGGCAAACCCATACAACCATACGAATATCAGATAGATGCTGTCCTACACAGCCTAGAGCGTTCTAGGGCCCTTCTGGTGTCTCCTACGGGCTCTGGTAAGTCTATGATGATCTACCTGCTGTGCCGATGGATGTTAGACCAAAACCCAATCGGAAAATTACTAATAATAGTACCAACAACCAGTCTGGTTGCCCAAATGTTGGCAGATTTTAGGGATTACTCTAAAACTGATACGTGGAAAGCAGATAGAAATATCCATACAGTGATGTCCGGAAAAGACAAGACGTCTACTAAACGAATAATTATTTCCACATGGCAAAGCATTTACAATCAGCCGTACGAGTACTTTGACGATTTTATTGGGATATTTGGTGATGAGTGTCATTTATTTAAAGCTAAATCTCTGTCTTCAATTATGAGTAAAGCCAAAAAAACAAAGTACCGAATAGGAACAACCGGTACTTTAGACGGCACTCAAACCCATAAACTAGTTATTGAGGGACTGTTCGGGCCTACGTATCATACCACCACTACTAAAAAACTAATAGATCAAGACTTGCTGTCTAGTATTAGTATTGACTGTCTGCAGTTACAGTATTCGCCAGAAGACATACAAATTACTAAAAAAATGCAGTACGTAGACGAGATTAGATGGGTAGTTGGAAATACTAAAAGAAATATGTTTATTAAAAACTTATGTAATAAATTATCCGGAAACACTTTAGTTCTTTTTAATTTTGTAGAACTACAAGGCAAACCTCTTCACGATTTAATTTTAGCTTCTTCTAAAAAACCTGTGTATTTTATACACGGTGAAACTGAAGTAGAAGAACGAGAACAAATTCGTAAAGTAATGGATGGTGGATCCGAAGCCACTCTTATAGCATCTTACGGAACGTGTTCCACGGGAATAAACATAAAAAATATACACAATATTATTTTTGCGTCTCCCTCAAAATCTGTAATACGAGTATTACAATCTATTGGAAGAGGATTGCGAAAGAGTGAAACTAAAGTTCAAATGAAATTATTTGATCTAGCAGACGACCTTCGTTATAAAAAGTATATTAACCATGGAATGAATCATTTAAATGAGCGATTAAAAATATATACTAATGAAGGATTTCCTTATAAACTGATCTCTGTTCAATTACCAAAGGACAACAATGAAACAATATAAAATTGTAAAACTCAAATCGGGTGAAGATATTATAGGCACGGTAAGAGTTGGTCGTGATGAAAAAGTTAAAATTTTTAATCCTATGATATTTAAATCTATGGTTCAAACAGATCTGTTTGGTGGAATGAAAGAACTATTTATGCTTAAAAATTGGTTGCTGCTTTCTGACGACAAGTATGCTGTGATATCTAAAGACGCAATTAATACTATAATAAGCGCATCAAAAGATGTATCGATGTTATATGAAGCCGAAAAAGAAAAACAAAATTCATCCACTCAACCAAAAACAAAAGCTAAAAAAATACCTATAGACGGTTTAACTGGTCCAGCTGAAGAACTGGATCCATTTGATTTAATAGAAAAACATATTCAAGATCTATTAGAAAAAACCGATAAAATGTACGAACAAGATTCTAACATAAAAGATCTTGCAAAACCTAAACCAAATGATAAAATGGTGTTTATGAATATGGTTTTTTCTCCAGACGTACTTGTTGAACTCCTAAGATCTGGTATTTTAGATCGTAAAGAGTTTGGAGAAATAATTAATGAAATTACTAATGGTAATGGTGAAGGTATGAATCCCCAAAAGTATACGGGGAATAAAAAGAATAAAAAGGATATTGGTAATAGCTGGACAGACTGGCATCCAGACCCTTCCTCAGACGATTACAAATAATCTAATACTCTTTTTTACTCAGACAAAATATTATAACAGGAATTTTATAGGATGTCAAGTGGAAAATTTAAAAAAATAAAAAATAATGATGATAAAATAAAACCGTCTAAACGATTAAAATCCAATGATGAACACTACGTGGATAATAAAAAGTTTTTAGATGAAATGATTAAATGGAAAAAAGAAATACGAGAAGCAGAAGAAACGGGAGACGATCGCCCTCCTGTTTCAGAATATATTGGAGAATGTTTTCTAAAAATAGCCGAACGATTATGTTCTAAATCTAATTTTATAAAATATACGTATAAAGATGAAATGATAGGAGACGCTATAGAGAATTGTTTGATGTACGCACACAATTTCAATCCGCGTAAATCAAAAAATCCATTTTCTTATTTTACTCAAATAATATATTACGCATTTTTAAGACGAATAGAAAGAGAAAAAAAGCAAGCGTATGTAAAATTTAAGTTGACAGAGGAGATGGATGATGGTACACTACACAAGTGGTTTAAAGAAAACTACTTTGAAAAGGACAACGAGCGTCAAGCTTTAGGTGAATTATTTCAAATATCTGAAAACGATATTCAAAAATACGAACCAAAGAAACGCAAGAAACGTCGTAAGAAAATATGATTAATATAATAGTAACTGGTGGTTGTGGATTTATTGGCTCTAATTTAGTAGATGAATTGGTATCTCGTGATTATAATGTTGCGGTAATCGATAATCTATCGTCTGATGCCCATGATCAATTTTATTTTAATAAAAAAGCAACCTATTATAAAGAAGACGTGTCAAATAGTCATATTGTAAATGAAATTTTTGAAAGACATAAGCCAGAATGTGTGTTTCATTTAGCAGCAGAAGCAAGAATACAAAATTGCATTCAGACTCCAAAAAAAGCATTTAATTCAAATACTACAGGAACTTTAAATGTATTAGAAGCGTCTAAACTTTTTAATGCAAAAAGAGTTCTTTTATCCAGCACATCATCAATCTATGGATTAAATGATACTTTACCTCAAAAAGAAATATTATCTCCTGATTGTTTGAATATGTACGCATATTCAAAATTATTCTCTGAAGGACTGTGTAAATTGTATTCAAATTTGTATGGAGTAGATACTGTTTGTTTCAGGTATTTTAATGTTTATGGTCCAAGACAACCAGTCCGTGGATCTTATGCACCAGTAATTGGGGTTTTTTCTAGACAGAAAAAAAATGAAGATCCAATGACAATTGTTGGAGATGGATTACAAACTAGGGATTATATTCATGTGTCTGATGTGGTTGAAGCGAATATAGCGGCAATAA